CCTTAAAGGCATTCTACACCCCTCGGTAGGATGTCTTTTGTTGTTGCATTACGTGGTAAAAAGTGGTAATGTTGAACTAAAATAATAGGGGGTGAATAGTAGTGATTGCAGCAGATATAATCGAGTTTGTGAATGAACAAACGCAAAGAAGAATGGCATTTATAGAGGCATTAACTGATATCATTAGTAAGGCATCAACAAATGCCGAATTTCAGGTATACGAGGATGGAAAAAATTTAGAATACTCTGTTCAGATTAATTCAAAAACCTACAAGGGAAGTATGAGAATTGAAGAAATAACATCACGTATAATGAATGGGGAAGTAAAAAAATAAAGATGGATATGAAACATTTATTATCGGATTCATAAAAACGGATATTCAAAAACAGATTTGGAAATGATTATTACTAAAGCACTCATTAGCGTGGGTGCTTTAGTAATACTACAAAATAAGCAAACAGGTAGGGCTGGTATTGGATGAAGCAAACTAATATTTTCACTGGTAATATATCTCATTTGATTTCAGATAAAATATTTGGTACAATAAGACATCAAATATTTCGAGGTGGTGTTACTGAATATGAATGAATATTTATTTCAAGATTTAAGGTTAATTATTGTAGGAGTATCTATTAAAATTTTATACGATTTATATTTAGAATACAAAAGCAGTAAAAAAAAATTTTCAATAACAAATAAATAAAACAAACAAATTCGTGAACCAAATGATATGGGTTCTTTTTTTATGTTCAAAATTAATCTACGAAAGGAAGTGAACCTAATGGCATTAACAGAGAAACAGAAGCTATTTGCAGATGAATACCTAATCGACCTTAATGCCACTAGGGCTTATAAAGAGGTTTACAAGAGCTGCAAGAAGGATGAAACAGCAGCTGCAGCCAGCGCAAGATTGTTAAGAAATGTTAAGGTTGAAACTTATATTCAAGAGAGGATGAAAGAGCGCTCAAAGCGTACAGAGATATCCCAAGACAACGTACTCAAAGAACTTGCAGCGATAGCATTTGCCAAAGCATCTGACTATGCTAGAGTTATAGAGAAACAGGCGGTATACACAACTGATGAAGGTATACCAATACCGTTAAATGATGATAAGGGTAATCCACTATTAATAAACGACGTTGAGTTGACGCTCACTGATAAATTGAACGAAACACAGTTGAAAGCTCTGTCTGGAATTAAAAGAGGTAAGTTTGGAATCGAGGTTGCTCAATGTGATAAAGTCAAAGCTCTGGAGCTTCTTGGTAGACATTTAGGAATGTTTAAAGATAAAGTAGAGGTCAGTGGAAGCGTAAACAATCCATACGAAGGATTAACAACCGAAGAACTAAAGAAGTTGATTAAAGATGGATAAGTTAATTGAACTTGGTGCAAAAGTAGAACTTGCTAAACGTGAGTTCTTTTTTTATTGTAATTTAATGGCCCCTGACTTTTACAAAGCAAATAGAGAGTATCTTGTAGAACTGTGTAATGACTTTCAAGAGTTCTACGAGGGTGATGATGAAGTTCTTGTAGTGAATGAACCGCCGAGGCATGGTAAGTCTAGAACTGCAGGTAAGTTGGTAGAGTGGGTACTGGGTAAAGATAATGATGCTAAGATAATGACTGGATCCTATAACGAAACCTTATCAACGATGTTTTCAAAGAATGTAAGAAATACTATTCAAGAAGAGAAAGCCGATAAGTACAAGCCTGTATATACAGACGTGTTCCCCGGTGTATCAATTAAAAAAGGTGATGGAGCAATGAACCTTTGGAGCCTAGAGGGTGGATATAACAACTACCTGGCAACTTCTCCTACAGGTACCGCAACAGGGTTTGGCTGTTCGCTAATGATTATAGATGATCTTATTAAAAATGGATTAGAAGCCAATAACGAGACTGTAAAAGAAAAGCACTGGAACTGGTTCACGGATACAATGTTATCAAGACTTGAAGAGGGTGGCAAGATCATCATCATCATGACTAGATGGGCTAGTGATGATTTAGCAGGTAGAGCATTGGATCATTACAAACAACAGGGTGCAAAGATTAAGCATATTTCCATGAAGGCACTGGTTGATAAAGAGAAGAAGCAAATGCTTTGTAGTGAAGTGTTATCTTATAAGTCTTATCAATCAAAGATTAAAGCAATGGGTGAGGATATAGCAAGCGCTAACTATCAACAAGAGCCTATTGATCTAAAAGGTAAATTATATACAAGTTTTAAGACTTACACAAAACTTCCAGTTGATGATAAGGGTAACAGCTTATTCACTGGAATTTATTCATATACAGATACTGCAGACGAGGGTACCGATTTCTTATGCGCCCTTATTTGGGGTGATTATCAACATGAGGCCTATATACTTGACGTTTACTTTACGCAGCAAGGCATGGAGATAACGGAACCTGAATTAGCACGGCGACTATGTAATCTAAAGGTGGCAAAGGCAAGGATTGAATCAAACAATGGTGGATTAGGGTTTGCGCGGAACGTAAAGAGGATTCTTGAAGATGTCCTTAACAGTATTTATACTAAGGTTACTTGGTTCCACCAATCAAAAAATAAGAAGGCAAGAATACTATCAAACAGTACTTGGGTAATGGACCATATATACTATCCAATCAACTGGAGAGATAAGTGGCCAGAATATTATGCTGCTATGAATAAGTATCAGCGTGATGGCACCAATAAACATGATGATGGACCTGATGCAACGACAGGTGTAGCTGAAACAATGATTAAGTTAGGAGGTTGATACGAGATGAGCACATTACATTTAGTTATTATCTGCTTTACAATAGTATTTTGCGTATCATTAATTACAAACGCAATAGAGAAGAGGGGTGGTAAGAGTTGAATTGGCTTAAGAATATGATTATTAAGTTATTAAAGATAACACCTGCAGTAGAGAAGAAAATAACAATCATAGAACCGCTAAGCTTCCAGGGAACCGTACTAAAGAATCAGCTCTGGTACCGAGGAGATCCTTCGGAATTAGAACAGTTCTTTAAACAAGCTGCATTGGATGAAGTATCAAAAGCAAGGTTCTGGGCGAGTGTCCCATCTACCAGAGTAAGAAAGATTCATTCAGGTATTGTTCAGATAGTAATTGATAGGTTAAAGGATATCGTTGTAGCGGATCTAGATAGTATAGACTTTGGAGAAGAAGCAGAGAAGAAACCAATCAAAGACCTTTGGGAAGAGATAGACAAAGATAATAACTTCGAGGAACTTCTTGGACAAGCAGTACAAGGTGCATTGTCATCAGGCGATGGAGCATTTAAGATATCTGTGGATGAAATAAGTCAGTATCCGATTATTGAGTTCTATGAGGCAGATACAGTTGACTTTGTATCTAAGCGAGGCAGAATACAAGAAATTCTGTTTTACACAACTTACACCAAGGAAAACAAAGATTATAGGTTACAAGAGACCTATGGTAAGGGCTATGTTAAATATAAGCTGTTTGATGATCAGGGCAAGGCGGTACTTTTAACAGACGTTGATGAGACTACTAATTTGGTTGATGTAACCTTCCTGGGTGACTTCATTATGGCGGTACCTCTTAAGATCTTTTCATCTAGTAAATGGAAGGGTAGAGGCAAAGCCTTATTTGATTCCAAGACAGACGATATCGATGCGCTTGATGAAGTTATTAGCCAATGGCTTGACGCTATTAGATCGGGAAGAGTTAAGCGGTATATACCAGAAGACCTGTGTCCAAGAAATGCTGAAACAGGTGTAATTTATGACCCTAATCCATTTGATAATCAATTCGTTAAAATAGGTTCAAGTATGGCTGAGAATGAAACTCAGAAGATTGATGTATCACAGCCAACAATTGCCTATGAAGCCTATCAAGCATCTTATGCTGGATGGTTAGATTTAGTCCTTCAGGGCATTATTAGTCCGGCTACGTTAGGAATAGACCTTAAGAAAACAGATAATGGGGAAGCGCAGAGGGAAAAGGAAAAAGTTACTCTTTATACCAGGGGGCAGATAGTAAATGCGCTAAATAAGGTCATCCCCAAATTAGTAACTGCAGCTATGAAAGCTTACGACACTATGCAAGAGA